ATAGGATTCGCAAGAACCCCAATTCTATCATTACTTGTTATGTCAAAAATTTTATAAGTACTATTAACATAATCCAAAACAACCCTATAATAAAAATATGTCATTGAATCCAAATTATATTTGTCTCCACTTATTGTTGATTGTGGTTTATTTGTCATCTTTACAAATTGACCTGTTTTAGCGTTATAAAATTTTGCGGTCATATAAAAAGTATTAATATTTAAAAAGTCTAAGGTTTTTAACCAGTATATAAAAAAACCTTCTCTATTACCAACATAATCTAATTCAAATGCAGGGATTTTAATATCCACCGGTCTATTATTAAATAATACTTGTGATGTTAGTCCTTGTTGTGTTGGTATTATAATAGATAAATAATTTGTTTGTCTCTTATTATCAACGGTGTCATATAAATCTAACTTGAAAAAAGATTTAGTAAAATAAGTTGAGTTATAATATAATTCTCTTGTTGTTATATTTTGACCCGCATAATTTGCGGCCCAATTTGTTTGAACACTTAGAGATGACCCCAAATTAAAATAAAATTCATAATTAACCTGTGTTGACCCAAAATTATTTGAATCTTGTTCATGTGGAAATCTAGTAACTTCAAAATCATACCCTTTACCCACCACCTTTCCCTCTATTTCCGATTGATATATTTCAATTGATTGGTCTTGTCCCGCCAAATCCCAATTTAATTCAATTGGAACAACAATTGAATTATTTGTACTACCATTTTGTAATATTTTAAAACTATTCACATCCATCTATTTTTGGTTTGTTAGCAACATTTATACCTAATAAATCATTATTAATATTGGAACCTTCTCCAACCAATTTAAAAAATACATCACCATATGGATAATGAGCATCATTTAAAAATGGATAGTCAACACCCTCACCTAATTCATCAATATACCCATATTCATATAAATCTCTCCATCTAAACCCATTATCTGATTTTGAAAAATAAGACCATTTTGGTATTTGGTCCGCCGTTTCTATTGGTGCGGTTTCAACAACATCAGAAAAAACTTTTATTTTTATTGAGTTGTGTGGTATATAATAAAAACCTTTTGAATTTGTTGTGGGTGTATTATTTATTGCGAATAAATCAGGATTATATTTTAATTTATGGAAATATTTTGAAATAACTCTTTCTTTTTGTTCATAATCATTCCATTCACAAAAATCACCATATACAGTATCTCCGGTATTTAAATTTTTATTATAATAAAAATTTCTAAGATTTCCTCCCGAATCTCTTATACTATAGTTAGTTGTTGTTATATTTGTATTTGAATCGGCATTATTATCGTCCCACCAAAAATTTGTGCTAGTTGTAATATTAAAACCCCAACCTTCTTTAAGTGCAATGTTATTGTTATCAGGTTTATTAAAATAACCGGAATATCCTTTGTTAATGATTGTTAAAAATAATTCAGAAATCGGTCTCTTTTGATTATCAAGGTATTGACTTATATCAATGTTTTTATTTAAAGTAAAATTATATGAATTGCTACTATTCTTTTGAGAAATTCTTGTAATTTTATTTGGTGTTAATGGACTAAGTTCTAATTTTCTATCTTCATTAAAAGGGTTTTTTTCATAACCTATTTTTGTAACAACAATATCTTCTGTATTGGTAATTATTTTATGTTTCCTCACATAATATTTAGATGTTGTCTCAGATAAATTTTGAGAATTTAAAACTCTTTTGAAGGTTCCTGTTAAACCATTAAAAAATGTATTACCAGTAAACCCTATATCGAACACATTGAATACATATTTTTCACTATCATATAAACCATTACCTAATGAGTAAACTTCAAATAAATTATTAATTCCATAACTAACCGATAATTGTACTAATTCTCCTATTGTTAGTCCGTGTTCCGTAATACACTCAAATGATAATATATTACTTCCATTTTCAGTTGTTAATTTTAAATTAAATGGGATTCCTTCTTTAGCTTTCCAATTAAACCCTGAATTATTTAAATAATAACTCATTTTTTTATCGTAATCGTTTTCAGAAGGATATGTGAAATAAAACATCCAATTATAATTGTATCCACTTTTTGCGAGATATTGAAAATGACCATCATTTATTTTAGGTCTAAAAAAATCAAATTCATAATATTGTGGATAACCTCCCCAAGTAGAGCTAGTTACTGACGCAATCTCGTTCACATAAAAAAGATTATTAACAAATGGTAAATAAGTTGTTGTACCTGTATATGGATTATTATAGATGTAGTCAACTTTAAACGTTGGTCTAAATTTTGTTGACGATTGCCTTTCATCATCGTAAACCGTTGCCAAATCAACGACAGAACTTCTATCATATTCGGTTATTAACCGTAACTTACTTTCTAATGGAATAGTTAAACTTTGGTCAACATATGGAGCTGATTTATATTTTTTACTACTCGGTATTATGGTTAAAGTATTACTCATTATTTAAATATTTTGACTTAAATTTATCTAATGCACTATTTCCTTTAACTATTCCAAAATAAAATTGGAACGGAGCTCCTGTTAAAAACTTTTTAGGAAATATCCCGCCATTGTTAATTGAGTAATTACCAACATTATCTTCACTATATATATAACCTCTCGCCCTTCTATCGTCAACTAATGTGTTAGAACCTATAAAATAACTAGCACTACCCGTCTGAAATGGGTATAACGTTCTTCTATCTAACGCTTGGTAACCCTTACTAAAAATGTCTGTTCTATATGTTGCCCATTCATTAATTTCAGAACCAAAAATACTTGTTGTTGTTGCCAAGTTCCATTGATAAAATGGGACTTTTTGTGTTTTTATATTAAATGGATATGTTGCAACTGAAGGTGAATTAATAGTTTGTCTAAAGTTAATTATTCCTGGTGTTAAATAATCTTTAATTTGTAAGTCAGAGGTGGTGGAAGAAAAAAACACACCCATTGTTGGATTACTACTTGGGAATCCAAGTAAAACAACGGGGTCTGATGGATTTCCGGTAACATCATAAAATTCAGGTGAAAAAGGTATATTTCCAATTTCAGAATTTATTGAGAAAGCTTGTGCTAAATCACCATCAATTCTTCTCATAAAGTAATCACCTCTACTAAATAATTGATTTATATTATTATTATTACTAAAACTACCAAATACTCTACCTAAAAATCCTTCATCACATATTCGTGATATTACAAATAAATTAACTAAATCAGAGGTGTCAGAATAACTTGTATCATTTAACTTATCGACAACAAACGCACTTGTTGTGGGGTCAAATGATATTTCACCATAAAAAGAATTTTTCATACCCAAATTTATAATTGTTGTTGGGAATAATAATTGTTTATTATTACTTGAGTGAGTATCACTATTTGGTGCTCCGACAAAATTATTACTAATTGTTGAGTATGGTGAACTTCTATAATAAAAATTATTAGTTTGTTTGTCAAAATAAATTAACCTATCACAAAAAACAGAATATGGGGTATTTGTTGTTTCATAGTATTTTGTATCGACTTGGAATGGGAATGAATATAATGAACCATTAACCCAATTATTAACAAATGATTGTGATAATACTCCCCTACATAAAGCATAGAAAAATCTAAATCTAAATCCCCATTCTGACCATGATTTTATATCTGTACGTAAATCTTTTCCAAATTTACCTGTTAATCCTCTTAAAAATACATAACACCCATTTTCAATTGCATCTTCCGTCTCACAATTATCTTTAATTTTAAATGAATTACCACTTCCTTGATAACAACTTAACGAAACCATGCTACTACAATTACTAAGAGTACTAAGTAAATTTTCAGCACCTGGTAATCCCTCTACATCCTGAGTTACTTGAGTAGCACCATTAGCATAGCTTGGGGTTGTTGCTTGATTATCTCCATCTTCCGAAATTAAATAAACCGCAAAACTTAAATTTTGTTGTAATAAGCTAACATTTTCTGAGAAATCTTCACCAGGTATTGTTAAATTATATTTATCAGAATAATCAGAAGATGGTAATCTGTCTGTTCTAAGTATAGTTTGACCTTGAATAATTCTTAAATCTGGTTGTGCGAATTTTTTAAGTGTTGGACTAAAATAATATTCATCCCAACCGTAGTTATTTACATCTGGTATTACAACAGTTTTAAAACCATAACAAACTGATGTGTTTATTCTAACCCAATGATATCCCATTATTGCACCTCCATCCAAATTATCAGAATTTTGATAATAGTGTTGATTATACAATAATGGCGTATAATAACTATCTTGGATAGGATGTCCAAGTTGATTTGAAGAATCATTTGGTTTTATAAAATACCCATAATTATTTGAGCCAGTTCCCATTTGTAATAGTCCATAATTATAAGCGTTTGCTGCGGGATAATGGTATCTGTCTTGTGCACTATAATAATACACATTATTTGTAAAGAAATTTTTATATTGTTCTTCAGGTCTGGTTGACCCTAAAATACCGGGAGTAAAAAAATATGATGGATAAAAAATTTCATCACTTTTATTATGGTTTTGTATTGTAAAAGTATTTTGAGTATATGGTTTTAATGGTTGTATTGGTATATTTAATCTTGTTTGTGCTGTTATTATTAAATCATCTTCATTATCATATCCTAGTATCTTACCAATACCATATTTATTTACGTATTTTGGTGAATAAGGGTCTACACCTCTTTGTAAAATTGTTACATATTGTTTTTCAAAATCGGTAAAAAAATCATGATTTGATAACTTTAATACCCCATCGGACGCCCCAATTTCATTTAAAGCTATAAGACGAAACCTTGGGTCTCCGTCCAAATAACAACTATCTGTATCATAATAACCTTTAAAACTTCTTATTAAATTTCCACCAGCCTCATTATTTTGACCCAAATTATTAAGATAAGACCAAAAGCCTTTATCACCATAAAAATTAGGGTTTAAAAATTGTTTCCCCCCACTTGGTAGATTTTGATAATTAAGTGTAATTGCGGTAATTACTTGGTAGTACTCAATGTCAGATGCAAATTTAGTTGTTAATACTTCAGAACCATAAGGTAATATGTAATTAACATCAATACCTGACCTATTAGAATTTGGGTTACAATAAGTAACTTTGATTGTGTCTCCGGAATTTACTTTACTAACACCGATTATTCCATTTATTGTTACAGAATTTGATGTTGTTCTTGTATATAAATAATTTAAATCTTTAGACTTTTCAGGATTTACAAATGAGAGTAACTGACCTGGTTCGTAGTTTGTTAATGTAAATACGGTTAATGTGTTATCATAGTGAAAATTCTGATTATCATCTGCGGCAAAAGTAACTTTTATTTTATTTTCGCCGGTAAAATATTTTTGTCTTAAATTAAACTTATTAACCCTTTCACCTATCGTTAAATACATGTTAATTGATTGTGTGAAATTAGATGCGTTAGATAAAGTATATGCTGGCGTATAAGCATTAGATACCGGTACTTTTGATTTCCACCAATTTGAACTACTACTTATTGCTTTTCCCGCAATAGCTTCTGAAAGTTGAAGTGATAATATCGTTTGTTGGTCTGCATTACCAAAATAACCACGTTCTTGAATTGTTGTTAATAATTTTTCGGTATATAATTTTGGTTCTGAAACATAACTTAAAAAAGTACCATAAAGTACATTTCCACCATCATCATCAACAACAGATGCGGTGTCGCTTTGACATTCACATAATTCACAATCAGAATATGTTATCATCGGTACCTTAAACCTAAAGTTCGCCTTTGTTTTTTTTCCAAGTAATTTTCTTAATTTAGAAACAATCCATAAAATTAAATTTCCAATTGTTAATATTACTACCCCCGTTTGTTGTAAAAAACTGAAAAAAATTGAAAATAAAAAATACAATAAATCAAAATTTCTAAAACCATCATTAACTGGAAATTTATTTACACTACTACTACAATCATCATTATCTATCTCTTTTATACCTATAAATCTACCTCTTCCTCCCTTTTTCCACTCATCTATTAACCCTGATATTGTGTAAACTCTATTAAATTGAAACTCATAAAATGAATCCTCACAATTAATTGCGGCTGTTGGGTTTGTATATCCACCCCAATCTAACCCGAAATAATAAGAACCATGTTGTTTTTGTTTAGTAATTGAATTTTTGCTATCTGTTGGGTCATCATGACCCAATGCATCCCAACCATATTCTCTAATATTTGGTACCAACCAATATGCTCTTCTTGTTTGTTCGGTTAATGTTTGTGATTGTTGCCACTTAATTTTAAACCTATATTTTGCCTTTGTGGGAACCCCTATTTTTGGGTCTAGCGATATCTTCCTATTACCAAACTCATCAGTATAATAATAATCAAGATTCATTGGTAATTCAGTTAACCAAGTACCTGAGTCGTCTATTATATTACCAGATTGTTCTAATTTATATTGTTCCAATATTGGTTGACCTAATGTATCTTCTTGAATGGTTTGTCTAATTGCTAATATTTGTCCCGGTCCCGCAATCAAACCACAAAGATTTCCCATATTATCTTTTGGTCTACAATTTTTTCTAACTCTAAATTTATCTGTCGTAGAATATATTGAGCCAATAAAAACCGATGTTGGTTGTATATCAATATTAACATCATCCCTTAAATCAAAATCTACTCTATTAATTGCAATTTGACAGATTGATGGTTCTCCCCACAATGGTGATACTTCTAATTGTTTTGTTATTGATACTATCTGTGGTAATGAGTTTAAATCCGTAGAAGTTTTGAATTGATTTCCGGCAACTTGAGCTTCTGTTGCTAAACCCATTCTTATCAAATCTTGTGGTGTTAAAGAAAACTCACCAATATCCGATAAATCAATATCCATAACCATAGTATATGTTCCAACCGGAACACCAAATATCATATAATCACCACTATCATTTGTTTTAACGGTGTATTTATAATATTTTTCAAAAATATAATTTGCAACCGAATCAGTTAATACATCATTTCTTGATGGGAATGTTCCCGTTGCGGCATGTGTTGAATATGATTTTTCATGTGGTAATAAATTGTACCTATACCCATCTTCATTTTTATCTGATGGTACAGAATAAGAATATATTTGATTAATTACCGGATTGTCTTTATCTTCATTGTCAACGGGAATAAAAACAGAAACTCTTGCATTTGGTAATCCTAACCCATTATTGGCAGTAACTCTACCTGTTATAACCCCATACTGAGCACAACTTCTAGTATAAACATCTTCTTGTTGAATTTTTAACGAAAGTATTTCTAAATAATCAAAATCTTGTTGAAATTCAAAATTAATTGATTTATTTATCCCTAACTCCGTTTTTATCCTATACGACTTTCCCATTAAAATCCTTTAATAATAAATAGTTTAGGGTCTTTTTTTTAAAAAGACTATATAAAAAGATAATTCAACTTAGAAATAAATAAATTGGTTATGAGAATGTTACGGATTGGAAGTTTTTAACAGAAACTTTAATATCCTTATTTGGATATCTAATTTGATAAACTTGACTAGGTTCCGCAAAAATAGTATCGTCAACCGGTTTGATTTTTTTTGTTTCCGGGTCTTCATATGCCATAGATGTTTCGGCAGATGAGTATTGTCCCCCAACATTATTATATACATCAATCGCTGTAACCGTAATTACACCATTCTGATTTTGTATGGTACTTTTTAATTCTGACAAATATACATTTTGACCTAATTGTCTATTAAATGGATTAAAATATTCAGAAACACTATTAATTATTTGAGAAATTACTTGGCCTGAATTTTGAGTCGCCTTTAATACAACAGACACCTCAATTGACAAATCAATAACATTCGCAGTCATAACTGAAATATAATCATTCATCATCCTATAATTCGATAAGTAATTGGCAATATTTTGTTTTAAAGTGTTTGATACGTTATTTGTTAATTTTCCGGAAGTATCATATGATAATACTTGAATATCTATTTTATTATCGTTTTCTATAATTGCAACTTTAGCCGGAGCACCAAACTGAGTTGGCATGTTCCTTAGTAAAGATTCATAATCTTGAACAGTTACCGCTCTTTTTTGTGCGGAAAAATTGAATGAAACAAAACTTCTAACTTCTTCTGTAGTTGGTGCGTTTGCTCCACCGATTGCCGCCGTTACGTTATTACATCTTAATGATGTAACTACTGAGGTATTTGTTGAGTCTGACGGACCATTAACAAAGAAAGACACAGTACCGATTTGATTAATTACATTGGTACCTAAATTAGTTGAGAGTCCTCCTCCAACTCTGTATTGTATAAACAAAGTAGAGTTTGGTGTTAAGGTTGACCCTAAAGAAAAATTATTAGAATAGTGTTGTAGATTTAATGGTACCCCTAAATTTGTAAACTGATTTAATGCGTCTTGAGCCGAATTAGTTCCTCCACCAAATGTCATTTTTTTAAAACCTTCAGGTGTAAATTCTGATATAAATCTATTATTTGTTTGTATATATTTACCAACTTTTATTCCGGGTTGGTCTGAAACTTTGGTTGGGTCTTCTATAAAAACTCTATCTTCTGCTAATGAATCAACTTCATACCATCTATTAGCGTCCCCTAAAAATTCTTGTGTTGTTGGTACATTTGAATAATTTGTTCCGCTTTTTAAAAGAACACTTGTTATTCCTAAAACATTTTTTTCCGGTAAAAATAATTCAAGAAATGGTTTAACATCGTTAGCACCTATAACTTTTTTGAAGACTTTAGTTAGTCCATTAACAACAACTTCTCTCTTAGTTATTGTGTAGTTAATTAATACCCCATTATTGTTGAAATTAGGAATCTTAAGTCTATTTGGGAATCCTTGTGCATTGTATGGTGATGCAAAATCAATATCATAAACGTTTTCAAAAACCTGACCTGAACCATTAACCTGAGAACCTCTAAACAAAATACCTAAATATCTCTCATCTTCCTTATCCCCAAATGCTGGTACGGTAACTGAGAAATCCACTAAAGCGACTGATGGTTTAAGTCCCGGAATTTTTAATCCGTATGTTCTTGCGATATTATATATTGAAGATTTTTGTTGTGCATATTGTAAAACAGTTTCTTGTATACTCCTATCAATATGATAATGTAAGTTATCGGCAACAGCAGCATTTAAATCTAAAAACACAGAAAACACCGAAGCATCATTAAAATCTTGAATTAAATCCGGATAATAAGTTCTAACGTAGTTGAGAAGTTCGGTTCTTATACCTTCATAATCTCTAACTGTATATGATATTTTTTCGTTTGCCATGTATCATTAAATATTAATAATTACAAAATCACTCTGAGCAAATGTATTATTATTTGTTGAGTAATCTATTTTAATTTTAGCGGTATATTCCGCGGTTCCTTTACCAGGATATCTATAAATGTTCATATTGGCACCTTCTATTGCATTTTCTTGTCTTGCCGGTGATTCATCTGATAATTCTGCCGGTGTTATTGTTATACTATTAATCAATAGATTTGGCATATATTTGTTAACCGAATCTCTTATGTCTGATTCTATCGCATTAAATGTTATACCATCTAATGGTTCAAATAAAAACTCATATAACCTTGTACCAAAATCAGGTAAATAATATCTTGAACCTTTTCTTGTCATTAATAAATGAATTAAATCCGCTCTTATTTCCTGTGATTGATATTGAGTTAACTCTAAATAATCACCTTTATTTGAATCTCTAAAAGGAAAATTTATACCATATGTTATACCATCTGCCATATGTAATAAATATACTTATATTATTTTTTTATTGTAGTATTACCTTTCAGTCCTTTTGGTTCAAACGGACAATGTCTACATCCATTTATTGAACCACAACAATGTCCTCTATCTAAATGATATTGTTCAGTAAAAACAAAAAGACCTTGTTCGTTATAGTAATAATAAGAAGGGAGAAGTTTAATTTGTTTTTCCTTGTTTTCTTTCACTTTGTATTTTTTTTAGAATTGGTGATAATTGTAAAAATTCTTCATAAGTAAATCTATCCGATTTTAATCTATTGCAGTCCCAACAACAAGTAACAACATTTTCTTTGGTATAACCTAAATCATTATTTTTTCTATCTAAATGGTGTGCCCTACTATTCTTTATTCCCCAATTTCTTGTATGTTCATGATACTCAACATCATCATTACAATAATGGCACTTTCTTTCTTTAATAATATCTAAAAATTCTTCAAAAGTAATTTCAACAATATCACTAAATTTTTTATGTAATTTTAGTTCATTATATATATACTTATATGGTTCTCCTATTTGTGAACATCTCCTACATTTACCTGAATGAGTTTTTAATGAAGATGATTGAACATTTAATTCTTTTCCACAACCGGTGCATTCAAAAATAAAGTTATAATATCTATTATTACCATTTACAATTTTTTCTCTTCTTATTGCATTTTCTTTTAATAACATAATTGGTGTTTATTATAAATACCACTAATAATAGAAAAAGCCGGAAATAATTCCGGCTTCTTTATTTTTTTTTTATTAGTAATTAAACAACAGCACATCCACTTCCTGAACATGCAATTTCACCTTTTAAATCAGTATCATCATCAAGTTCAATAATTTTTGATAAATCAACGTCTTTAAGTGTTTCCATTAATCTTTCATATTCTTCTTTACTACAATCCTCAAAAGGACTCTGTTTATACGACCCATTATCATAAGGTAAAACTGATAAGCCATTGTAGTGTTCCCTTTCGGTCCACATCCACTCTCCAACTGCCGGCCATTCATGTTCTCTTACTGAAATAGTTGCAGAAACATTATGTGAATTACTTCCACCTCTGTGTCCCGGTTTAATCCATTCCATATGAACTTTTTTAACCCTTTCTAACAATTGGATTGGTGATTCATTTCTTAAAATTGAACCTTCTGGTGCTTTTTGTGGAATACCAATAACCGCAGTATCGTGTGGACGGAAATATTCATCTTCAACTAACTCAGGGTGATTATCTCTCAAATAACTATAAATAGCCTCATTTTTACCGACACGTATTCTTCTAATATAATAGTCATTGTGCCAAGCATGAATACCTGATGACGTACCAAGTGTTAATGATGTTGTTCCCGCTGGTTTAACTGTAGTTGTTCTTGCGGCTTTATTAATACCTAATAGATTTGCAACTCTTTCATTTTCAACTTTAACAATCTTAGCCGCAGATTTCATATCCAAACCTAAAACCGCACCTGAACCAATACCTGTCATTGAAATACCAATCAAGGCATCCTTTTCAGTTGTTCTTTGCCATACCGGTCTTAAGTAATGGAAATTTGTATATCCCGCTTGTAATGTTCCTACAAATGTTGCAGCCTTTACTCTTGCCTCATAATCTTCTTGATTAACAACATTTGAAACATTAATTTCGGTTAGGTTGCAAAATTGAAATGGACGAAGTGCAATCTCACAACAAGGGTTAGTTCCCCAATCTTTATCATTTGTAAAATAAATTCCGGGTTCTCCCGCTCCGCTTGCCTCAATTCTTTTCCAAAGTTCCATAAAATAATCTTTGGTAATCTTATGTCTTAATAATGCCGCTGAGTTGTTTGCTCTTCCTCTTTGTGGGTTTTTTTCCCACC